CACTGTCAATAAGAACTACAAAAATACCTTGCTCTTGTGCATACTTTACAATATTGCCTGCACAAATGTATGACTTGCCTGCGCCTGATTCGCCTGCAAATACTGTTACCTTACCCATCGGAACACCTTTGTTCCAATCACCTGAAATAAGATAGTTGAGTGCATAGTTGCCTGTTGAAATCCAATCAGTAGGATCATTAAATCCTGCACTCATACCTGTAATGGATTTCGTTAACGAAGTTCTAAACTTCGTAGGGTCAAATGCTTTTGTTGCCATGTTATCTCCTATCTAAAAAGCGTGACAGCTATTAACTTGTGAAGTGTTGACAGGTAAACCATGAATCTCTGCTTCGGTTTCGTTAATAGCTGTCATATATTTTAATTTGACTGTCTTGCTCGAATCATTGCAAGAATGTCTTCTGCTTTGCCACCTTCTGCAGGAGCCGCCTCAGCCGCTGGTGCTGGAGTTGCTTCTTGTGCTGGAGCAGTCTCTGCTACTGGAGCAGGTGCCGCTTCAGGTGCTGGTGTCGCTGCTGGAGCAGGTGTAGTAGCCGCAGGAGTCGTGTTAGGATCACCTGTACGCTGTGCCATACCAGCGGGTCTAAAATATTGACCCCACTTTGTTTCGTCATATGCATGACCATCTACTGATGCTTCAAACATTTCTTGCATAATTTTCTGCTCAACTTCGCCCGGCTTTTTAGGGAGGAAATCACTTAGGGTAAACAATCCATGAGTGTTAATTGCATTCATTTCTGAATCACCTAATGCACGTTCTCTACGTGCCCAATTACTTGTGCCGTAGTCTGCATAACCACCTTTTGAAGTTTTATTAAGGCGGAAGTCAACACCAGCAGTATAATCTGTTGGTAATTCTTCCATATCAGGATCCATAAGAGCCTGCTTAATAATTTGGAAAATTTGTGGACCAATAATAAAGCGTCTGATAGGATTATCAGGTGCCTCATCATTCTCTAATGGATTGTCTGTAACAAATCCTTGGAAGATATATGAACGTTTCTTCCAATACTTACGACCCATGTCTTCTAGACTAGGATCTTTAAACCAACCGCGAACTTCGTTCAAAATATTACAAGTTTCGCCATACATTTCCATACATGGAATTTGTACTTGTACAGGACGCGAGTCAGTTTGACCAGCAATACCTGCAAACGGCAGTTTGATCATCAATCTTTCTACCCAGAAAAACGTATTGTCTGGATTACCGTCAGGAAGGAAACGGAGTGTTGCACTCTCACCTTCTTTAATATTCCAAAATGGGTAAATTGGGTTTGGACCGCTTGGTCCTGATGATCCGCCTGCTGAGCGGTTTTCTTGTTCTTTGAGCTTTGCTCGGATTTCTGCTAATGATGCCATAGTTGTGCCTCCTTGTTAAAATTGCCTATGTGCTTGTGCCTTTTTGTGTAGCACAGTGTATATAATACGCTCTACTACACCACTTGTCAAGTCTTTTCTTAAAAAAACTTGAAAAAAATCAATGAACTAGCTTATAAGCCAGCTAATCTCATAATGTCTTCGGACTCTCTAGATATATATTTGTCTTTGATTGCGCCTTTTTCTTCTTCACTTGCGCCTTCACGTCCGGCTTTTTGTAGTTCTTCAAAACCTTTTTTACCGTACTTTTTGATACCTATATGTCTTTGCAGTCCGCTTTCTTCTACGTTGTAGCCCATTTCTGCTACACGACTATTTATTTTATCAATGAACTGCTTGGCAGGATTTATGAATTGCTCACCATAATCTTTTTCCACCATAGTAAGAACTGCTGTTTCACCTTTTGGAAACTGTCCTGATTCACGATCAAAGTAGCTTAGTATAAACTCGCCTAGTGTAATTTCTTTACCATCTGGTCCGTCTATTTTATCACCTTTTTTCTTGCCTTGCATTTTTGCTTGTTGTATTGCATGTCCATATGCATTACCTTCATCTGCAAATTGACCCATTAGTTCTTCAAATGCACTTTCAATTTGTTCGTCAGTAGTTCCAGAACGTGTTGTCCAACCCTTTTTCAATTCTTGGTAAACATCTTGTAATTCGTTATGGTTTTTATGTCCGAATCCGTTCTTTCGGATGTGATTGTACATGCATACCCTAGGATCATTTAAGCAACCTTGTTCTACTCTCATAATGGAATAGTCGTCCATTCCATTATCTTTCATAATCTTACGCATCATTTTGAGTTGGCCTTCATATTTTGCCATACGCTCTTTCTGCCCTTGCTTGAAATTATCTTTTGCTTTATTAAACTTGTCTTTCATCCAGTCAATTGGACCTTCAGTAACTGTTCCACAATCTGGACCACAATTACAATCTGGAGTGCAATTACCGCCACATGCACAATCGTCTCCACAATTACATGAAGATGATTCGTTTACATTAGTTGCATTACAATTACAGTGTTCACAGTCTGGTGGACAAGTGCAGTCTTCTGCTTTAACATCTGATCCACAACATTTGTCTGAACAATGTGTATCTCTTTTTTCACCTAGTAAATCTTCTGCTGTAATTTCTTTTGCCTTAGTTGCTTCACTGACTAGTTTGTATATGTAAGGAAACACATCAGCTAGTTCTTCATTAAACTGTTTTATAGTAAGCTGATCAATCCAATTTTCTTTAACATCCTCTGGTACTTCTTCAAGTGTTGGCGCTTCAAAAGATTCTAGTGCTTCTTTGTAAAATGATTCTTTCTGGAGATTTTGTATTGACTTTTTGATTTCTAACACACGTTCTTTAACAACTTCTGAGTAACCGGATAAACTCTCTGCCATTACGCTTGAACGATTCATATATGTATTAAACTTTTTTAACTTTGCTAATTCTTCACTTAATCCTACAATGTGTTTACCAAAATCATCATATGGATTTCCACCTTCTGCTACATGACGGGCCATTGCTCTTGCACCACTAAGATGTTTATACGGATATCTAAAACGTTCACCTTCTGGTGACTCTATAAATATCTTGCCTATCTTTTGGCTTCTTGCTGCGGCGTTTTCTGTATTAATTTCTTCTGTGTGTTTTATAGACAACTTTGCGTTTCCAATTTTCTGAAAACTATTTTTATTATTGCCATACATCTTTGACTCAGTCATGTTCTCATCTCCGGTATTACGATTGGTAGCTAGGTATTGATAGTCTCTTTTATTTAGGTTTGATTTTGTAATATTACGTGTATCAAAATTTAACATACGTTTTTTACTAAACTGCCTTAGTTCTTTCAAAAAGTTATACCAGTTATCACGTGTAAGCTGGTCTTCATTTGCTACAAAATCGTTACTATACATTACACTTAAACTATCTTCATCTAACGATATGCTTACTTTACCTAAAATATCTTCTGATTCTTTATAGTCAAAATCAAAGTAACGAGCATCTTCAGGCACATTAGTTACTTTACCTTGTTCATCACCGATAGTGACACTAGGAAAGCGTCCTCTAATTTTTGCAAACAAATCTTTTGCTATGTAGTTTAAGTTCTTCATATTGTATTTATCAATAGTTGCTACTTATGAAGATTGGCATAGGCATATCATAATCTTCAAAATCTTCAGTTTGATTGAAGGTGTTGTACACTCTTGGATCCCAATCTTTAAGTACATCCATCATTCTTATTGCTAGTAATGTTGCACTGACTAAATCATCCGTCATTCCTACCTTAGCTTGATAAGAACTACCAGTAGCAACAAATCCCTTCAATTCGCTTATCAAAGGTTTACTATGAACTATCATTTTATCATTTTCAATCATAGTTTTTAGCCTGCTACATGCAGTAACTTTTGTACTGTGTGTAGTGTTAAATCCTTTGCGGAATTTACGAACGTGTCCTTTGCGGATAGGCTCACTGACGAACAAACCCGGAATGTTCTCTTCTCCGTAGTCATTTATAACGATAAGGGCAGCCTCGCCTAATCCATTGTTCTCTACGCTCCAATAAATCCCTGTCGGGTTATTTGTTTCTTGTTCTATATATTTGCATATGTCTGATAATACACGTATTTGTCCTGGAATAGCAGTTTGATTATGTTGCCATTCTGCAACTTGTTCATAACTAGGTAGTTCAATAACTTGTATAGCTGCAAAATCTCCGCCAGTACCCATACTTGGATCTAATGCAACGCAATATGTATATTGACTAGTAGGTTTTTTATACCAGCGTGTTTGTCCCATATTGAGTATAGGACTATTGCCTTCCATAACTGATAGTTTGATTGAGTTAATTAGTGTTTCGTCAAATACTAAGAATTCACATCCGTATTCACGTCTAAATTTTTCTTCTCCTATACGGCCTATTTCAGCTGTTTTCCATTTTTCGTCACGATCTGGATGTTCTTCCCAGCTTGCTCTAAAACTATGAAAACCATTTATACCTACATCGCTTTCATTACCATGTTCGTCAAATTTTTGTTCTGCTTGTTTCCATATGGTAGCAAATGTATCTTCGTCTGAGTTAGGTGTGCTGGTAATAATAGCACGACCACCTGTTGCTAGTGTAGGAGATATTGAAGTCCAAAATTCTTCTGCAATATTAGGCATAACAAACGCAAACTCGTCACAGTATAATAATGAAATAGACATACCACGTCCTGTGTTGCCTGTTGTTGTTTGACTTACAATCCTACTGCCATTTTCAAACTCAATGCTACCTTTGTTATAGCTAGTAACGCCTGCTCGAATATGATCTGGGCATGTTTCATACACATATCGTATACGTGCCATAATTTCTTGTGCGCCTGTATACTTGTGTGCAGCAATAAGGATAGTTTGGTCTGGATTAAACATTGCATACCAAGCAAGATAGATAGCAGCACAAGTTGTTTTGCCTGTTTGTCTAGGCATCATATTAATATTAAATCGATAATTATGATAACTGTGCATCAAACGTAATTGATACTCGTAAGGATCAAACATAAGTTTACCTTGCACAGGGTGTTGTATGTACGCAAAGTGTCGTGCAAAATGCAGATATCCTTCATCAGGATCCATACATGCAGCAAGGTCTTCTATTTGTGCATTTGTAAATTGTTCTCTTTGATTTGCTTTTTTGGTTAAGACACCGTCTAAACTTTTGCTCATACTGTATTTACTCAAAAAAATAGGCTCCTAAGAGCCTATTGAGTATTCTGGGGGATTATGTATTTTTCTTATTGTTCAAGTCGTTCCATAGTCTTTCTTTAATAGATTCGACTGCTGGATCTTTAACTCTTATAGCTTTTCTTGGTTTTTCTCTGTTAAGACCGCCTGACATATCTTTTGTCATAAAGTTTACATCTTTGTATTCTTCATCTGGCTCATTTGCATAGTCTTCGTTTTCAATTTCTTCTTGACCCATTATAGCCTTTTTCATTGCAGCCATGTCCATGTCTTGTGGATTAGCTGG